ACTACAGAAAGTGCATTGTGACTATGATTGCCTTTTGAACAGCTTAGTGACGACGCCAAGCTCACGAAAATTCTGCTCAATTTGCTCAACAGTCAAATTGGTCTCGACCTTATTGAGATTGTCATCACCACTAATTATTGTGGCGATGCGCGTGGGTTGCATGCAAAACAATATTTTGAGCAAATTGACCAAGAAGTTGAAAGAGGATGTGCCTCGTGAGCCTGACTCACGCGAATAATCAATATCGTATGAAATGTCGGGTGTGCGGACATGTGACTCACCCAGACTGTCACACAGCAAACTCAATTCATGCTCGTCTCGCCAACCTGTGACCTTGGTCATCAAGTAGTACCCTTCGAGTTGCACCATCGCCTTCGCTTGGCTGCTGTCATAATCATCGTGGTCGCCCTCATACCACTCACCAGGCAGTGAATCCATCCATTCAACATGAGCACCAACCGAAGCCGGGGTGACGGCTCCAGAGTAGCAAATGGTGGAATACTGTGGAAATCGCATTTTAAACGCTTTCTCTACTTGGTGGTATGCGTGGGTGAACCGAGCCAAAGCTCGTCTTTTCTTCGAGATGATGACCCTTGGTTTAAAGTCGGGTTGGTCAGGATCAACCGATCCATTATCAAACTTACCAACATAAACCTCACGCTTTACAAACATCGAAGAAATGAAATCATCACGCTCACACGGGCGCTCAAGACACTCAATCATTTCCATGGCTTGCTTGGGTGGATAGTGTGAACGAATGAATTCTTCCTCACCACCATAATCCAAGTGGACTGCCGGGCAATTGTGGTCAATCCAATCTCTGGCGAAAGTCAAGAATTTCTCGAGCTTGGCATCATCGCTAATCTTGGGCTTGTCCAATCTTTGTAGCACCGCAGCCTTCTTGTTCAGAGGACCGGAGTCGGGATAAACCAATCCAACTCCTTCCACAGTCGCGCCAAAAATGTCAACATATGCTGCCTCAGGCTCTCGATTTTCAACCCGCAAATTTTGAACTCTCTTTGGTTCTCCACATGCGTATGAAGTTGACTTGGCAAGTCGGAGTGTGCATGGGCGGACCAACACTGGTGACTCACCTCCAAGAGGTGACGCTGATGTGATCAATGCCCTGTACGTATCTGTCCATGTTGGCATCTTGTTTCTACAAGCATAAACGCCGAGTGTCAACACACTCTTTGCTAGATACTTGGCTTTGGCATTGAAGACCCGACTACGCAACTGGTCAATCACCCACTCGCGTGATCGACCATTGACAGCAAAGTTGTGAAATGCTGCTTCTTCGCGTAATCGAAACAAATTGTCACAATCATGCAACTTCCACACGCTGTCACGAACACTGGGTGATGTGAGCAGTGCGGTGCACATGCGGTCAAATCTGTTGTCATCGGGATAAAATCGCACGTAGAAACCACGAACTGCATTCAATTGGCGTGTCATTGAAAGCGGACCTCGCAGGTCCACCAACTTTGTCGAGACCGACTCGATGCTATGCAAAATTCTTGCTTCCAAAGTGAAATGATCACTCAGTGGCTTGAAAGTTTCTTCTTCAGTAACTCTCACAAACGCGCCATCGGTGGTCATCTCCTTCGACTCAGCTCTCGTCAATCTCAATTCTCCGTTGATCACTACGTTTTCATCACCCACTTTGACCAACGCTGTGGTCATCACTACTCCATCGCTCACCACAATTTTGTGTCTTCGATGGAAGTTACGGACAACATGGTGCGGCATCGCCCACACCATTTTTGGAGGAATCGGTTTGACGAGTTCGATTTTACGTTTTTTCACGGGCTTTGCCTCCAGTTTCCCAAGCGGGCACTCTGAACGATCAATCAGCGCCTCGATTGTTTCCAAATCTTTTTGGTACTGTGACAAAACTTCGTCGTCGCTTAGTTCAAACTCTTTCTCGTCTTCATCATGTTCAACAACCAAGTCCTCCAAGTCCATATCTTTGGCGACACCTGCAGCATCAGGGTCACCTGTTTCGAACAACGTGGTCCCGGGAGTGTCCACGTGTTCTCGGCGGATGGGTTGCCGCCGAACGCCCTGCATTTCTCGTGATGGATGGCCTGAAAATTTCTTCGAAAAATAACTGGCTAGGGCTTTTGCAGATCCTTGCTCCAACATTGCTCTATTGCCTCCTTCAAAATAATTATGGACATCGACCGCATTGTAGCAATAAAGCGTACAGTTGATGTTGCCCATTTGCTGTAAAGGCTGCATGTTGGGGATTCTTTCCATCCACACATGGTCATCGCAATCAATGCCGAAGACCTTGGTCGGACCGTTCTCATAGGCGATGCCAACCAATTGAAACGTTCTCAGTCCATTTAACGTCTCGAAAAAATGTGAGACATTGCTCACTTCTGCATCATCTTCTGATGCATTGCGACGTTTTCGCACGTCGTCAGCGATTTGGTTTCGTGTTTTAGCAACCGGGTTACCCGCCCTCTTCAGGGTAGTGACTGGCCAGTCTACCAGCCACCGGGTTGTTTTAGTGCTTCGTTCGACTACTACAATAGCCTCACCGAACGTGGGGACTTTCGGTTACGTCAATGACGGTTGGCAATTTCCAGTGTAATTGCTTAACAGTGCTAAGGACACATCGGCTCTCAAGGAGCTCGCCAGTGGCCACGCAAAGTCTTGCAACTCACCTTTATATGCTCTCATCATTGACCCCAGGCCCCCGAGGTAAATACCTCTCCTGTTTCGGGTTACAACTTGACCGAAGACGTGACCGGCTATGCATGTAATGGCACAACTCACCATGCACACGTATGTCCACGCCTCCTAGCGTTTTGTACAGACGCTACAACTGCTGTGGACCCGATAGGCCCTCTCCTGCACCCACGACAGTGCAGGAGGACGGTGTGAGTTAGTTAGGCTCACACCTCGCTTACCAGCTACGGGAAAAACCCTTTACC